CAAGGCAATGGATCATAGAGTAGTCCAGCCCGTCTGTCTCGATGTCTATTACAAGTGTATCTAGCAATTCAATTCTTTCCAGCTTACTGGAAACAGTTTAGCACAGTGGTCTGAAATTGCAAGAGCGACTTCTCGTGTTTCTTCCTGAGCGGTTTCCTCTGTCCTGAGTTTACACACTCGTGCAAACGCTGCTACTGAGCCTGTCCAGTACCACTCGGTATAGGTAGACTGAGGCAGCACTGCTCTAGCTTGTTCTTCACAAACTTTTAACTTCAGTAGTCTAGTATATGCGTCGATAGAGTGTGCAACAGATGAAGCGTAGATGTCCTCTACAATTCCCTGAGAGATAACACCAAAGGTTTCAGAACCTTGTTTTTTATCTTCGCTCTGCTCTCTCCACATGTTGGAAAACCAGGCGTCGGGCTTTTCAGAGACGTATCGCCTACTAATTTCGTTCCACACTAGCCCTACTTGATGCTTTGCAAGCTGCCTAGCTACAAAAATTGGAGCTGTTATGTGGAAAGAAATACTGGTGTGTCCAAAGGGTGTCCAATGATTGTTCTTAGCTAAGTAAGCGATAAGTTTTTTATCCCCTACTGTAATTTTCGTACTAATCTTACCGAAACTAACACGGGCTGCGTTAACTACTGATAAATCACTACCCATAGAGTCCACTAGAGATACATCTTTATCCATTATCCTTGACCTCTTTTTCTAGAATATGACCCCGAATATGGAGAGTGTTTATTTAAATTTTTAGTATGATTTCTGGGAGATAGCTTACCGCGCCTTCTGTTTAAGTTTCTAGGCACGTAGGTGTTAGTTCCGAATTTAGTTTTCTTTGCCACTCAAAACTCCTGCTCGATAGTGTCCATGCGTCCCGTCTTCTTATCGTAGAACAGCCTACCAGCTAATCCTACATCGCCAGTGTAACGGCACTTCAGTACCCTCAACGTCGTCGTGTTACACACCACTGGATCGTCGCTCTGTGTGTCACGCTCCAAGGCTACTACAGTGTCGCTAATCTGTGCAATACCGTGTGATCCCCTCAGATGTCCCAGATTAATCTCCACGCCTTCCTCGTGTGACTTGTCAGAACCAAGCCGTCGAAGGTGAGTTACAAGGTGTAACGTGCAGCCCGTTTCCTCTGTTAGCTGGCGCAGGAGCGTCATAGTCCTGTCAATGGCCTTGCGTTCGTCCATAATTTCAAGACCTGATACCAGTATGCTAAGGTGATCGACAAATATAACCTTGCAGTCTAAACCCTGCACCATGAACCTAAGACGGCTCAGTAGATCGTCGGTGTTCATGCTACCAAAATGGTCGTACAAGTAAACACGTCCGGTTCCCAAAGTATTGTCGAAGTGTTGTTTAACTTTTTCTTTCGGATACTTGTTGAATACTTCGTTTAAGTGTAGAGGTAGGTTAGCTTCAACAGCTAGAATGCCACGTCTAGTACGGTCTACGCTCTCTTCCAGCGCGACTATACCTATGTTTAAGTCCGTGTTCTTGATGTAGTAGTGCTGCAACTCGCGCAGGATACTTGACTTACCTACGCCTGTACCAGCAGCCCAAGTAACAATCTCCCTGCCCCTAGTTCCCAGTGTCTTCTCTTGTAGGCCGGGAAAGGGAAAGGCCAAGCTCTTAATGTTCTGCTCTTCCCACAGTCGGTCAAAGTTGTCTGCACCATTGTGGATACCAGACGGAGTGTAGGAGTTTGTGTCTTTCAAGTGAGCCAGGAACTCGTTCTGTAGGCCCAGCTTCGTGTACTCACACGCATCTTTGTGTTCTAGGTTAACAACATATGCCTTGCCGGGAGACAATAACTTGGCACACTTCTCTGCCGCCGTGCGTCCCGGTGTGTCAGTGTCGAAACAAATAAAGACCCGCTCGTAGCGTTCTAGCAATTCTAGGTTCTTCTTGAAGTCACGCTCCGCACTGGCAGCACCGCTCTTTATGCTCAGTACGGGTACAAGAGTGTTCTTAGGACTATCACTGACCTTGGTAGAGCCTAGAGGTATACGGTTAGCCATTTGGAACGCTGCCAGTGCGTCAGCCTCACCCTCTGTGATTATAATAGTCTTTGATCTCTGAGGTGCAGCCTTCTTCAAAGTGTGTGCTCCAAACAAGTCACACTTGGTAAACTCGCCCTCAGTTTTGTGAGCCTTATTGGGCATACGAACTTTACTGGCGGTCAAAACTCCATCCACAAAATAGGGGAAGTACGCTGTAGACCCACCTTCAGACACCCTGACCTCGTAGAAATCCGAGATAGCGCCTCCAATCTTACGGTCCTGCCAGAGTGTGTCCTGTTCTGGTTTCTTATAATCCTGGATATTCGACACGTTGTGGCTCTCCCCCTCTTCCTTGCGGTGCTGGTTACAACTAAAGCAATAACTATGCCCATCATCGTACTCTGATAGAGCGTCAGACGACCCACAGTCCTCGCACGGCAAGTGCGCCTTGCTAACAGTGCTCTCCATTATCTAGCATACTCCTCGTTCATCTCAGCAGCTATTGCTGCATATCCCGCAATGTCAACGTAACAGTCGTCGGTGCTGGAGTGCATTAGCCTAGCAACCTTTAGTAGAATCATCATATGCGCCACGTCCATAGGTGTCAACTGCACCTGTAGGTTAATTTTACCGGACATGTAACGGGACCACAGACTTGCAATGCGGGCGTGGTTCTCGTAGGCAGAGCCGTAGTCGGTGGCACGCTGCCCCGTGATTAAGTCTTTGGCAGTGTCTAGGCAGTCATTTCGTTTCATTGCTACTTCCTCTTTTTAAAGCTGTTTTCAATCTTGATCGCTTTTCCGAGTAAAGCTGCTATCAATTGTGATAAAATCATCTATTTTTTCCTGTTCTATTTTAGGTGCGTAGGGGTCAACGTAACCAAGTGCTTCACGGACATGCCAGGTGCACACTCCGCATATGTCACCACTGCTCAAAATTGGTAGCGGCGCGTCACAGATAGCGCATCTCATGGTGTAGTGAGAAGGTAGTGCTTGGCGTATTTAGATGCTTCCTCACTTTTAAAATAAAGCCCAACATCCTCAACCACCTCATCAACAGTGAAATCATTCGGAATAGGCGCATCGAAGAAGTATCCATCACAGAACTGTTCGATGTCCATCATCCATTTCATAGTATTAGACATTAGTTTAAAAACTCCACATGTTCATTTTAAAACCGTTGTGTGCAATTATGAAAAAACAGGTTACGATGTGTAGGACAACCCACACTGTTCTTACGACGGCAACTCTATCGGCCCTAAGATCATCTTGAAAAGCCTTCTGACCGATAGCCTTGCACCATATAGTCCAAAAGTTACGCAACATGTCGTCGTTTGTATTCGTCAACCACACCCTGCACCATCTTTTCGTAGTTCATCTCATAAGAGCCGTAGGTTCGACCCTGCCCGTCGTCCTTAAGGATAGTTTCAATTGGATAACCGTCCTTCTTCAACTCGTGAATTCGACTGGCCAGGCGGTAACACCCGAACAATCCAATGGCCTTCAAGGGAGACAAGCTCTTCTTGCTCATGAGATGCTTCAGTATCTTCTGCTTTTGTGTAACTCTTTTCGTCATTTTACTGACACTCCTGTTCAATGTTGTAACTTAGTGAACAATATTGTTACTAAGTGTATAATCTCTTCTGTAGTTCATTATTGTTCAATATTGTTTATTATACAGCACTCTGTAATTCTGTCAAGGGATTAGTGAAATATTTCTTCCTTGGTCCACATAAAATGCTCTTCCTCTTCCGCCTGGCTTAGATATTCCTTGAAGGTTTCGGCTGCTTCCAGCAAATAGTACAGAGACGATGCTTTACCGTTTATGTCTGCCAGTTCTTGGTAAAACTCGACAGTTTCCATGTCTAGCCCTTTGTTGACCAGCGTGAACCACAAATTCATCTCGTCCAGATCGTCCATTTTGATGCTCATTGCTTGCTATACCCCGTACATTTCTTCAATTTTTTCATCTTGACTTACTAGTTCGTAGTTATACGCAGTCTCGCGGTTACAATTTTGACAGTAATAGTGATCTGCAAAATTAACAGTGTATATAAATTCTAGAGTTGTCTCACATCTCGTGCAATTTTTCATGGTGCTAATCATCCTTAAAGTTTTGGCAAATGTAGAAAAATATCACCGCCACCACAGCGGTAGCCGATAAAACTGCTATACTTTTGAGTAGTGTCGCCAGCATAAAAGTAGTGTCCAATTGTTCAAAAATCATGTTTTAGTACTCCTATATTTCAACATCCAGCATATAGCGCATATCAATCTATCCTGTTCCCTGATGGTTGCAGTTTTGAAACAATGGTGACAGATGGGGTTTCGACTATCAATCACTTTCATAGTCTAAAAACTCCCCGCAGTCGGCGCAGACGCCTCTACCAGTGTCGCGGTGTCCATTTAGTTGGCACTCACGTGCCTGTTCTTCTGCTTCTGTGTGGTCGTCCATTATTGTCCCCTTTGTGCGTCGTTCAGTATGTGCAGACCAATTTTGGGATGTACTGCATTGCGTAAGATTTGAGCTGGGCAGTGGTTTCCGTCGTAGTATACATAGCCCTCATAGTCTATATCCAACCAAGTTTTTAATTTTTCAGCACCTGCTCTGTTGTCTAGGTTTATGAAACCGGATGGTCTTTTAACATCTTCCGCCGTGATCTCAAAATTAGACCAGAACAAGTGCCTGCCCACTTTCGTGCTAGGCTCCACCAATGGTTTGTAATATGGCACTACATTCTCGACAACCCATAAAACACCGGGCGCTGAGTATTTGAGAAATATTATTTCCTCATATAAT